TATGGTAAGAAGGGTGGTCATAATAGAAAAGATCTATTGAAGGCTGTTCATTATATTGTATTGTTAGCACATTTTACATCAGGAGATGATAATGGAAATTAAGATTGAGATTGACCAACTAAAGAAAAGAAAACTATTTGTAGCTACTCCTATGTATGGAGGACAATGTCATGGTATGTATACTAGAAGTACTAATGACTTGTCTGCATTGTGTATGCATTATGGAATAGAAGTTAAGTTCTATTATTTATTTAATGAAAGTTTAATTACTAGAGCTCGTAACTATTGCTGTGATGAGTTTATGAGAAGTGATAGTACTCATATGATATTTATTGATAGTGATATTGGTTTTGATGCTAGAGATGTTTTATCTATGATGGCATTAATGGATCATGAAGATGATAAGTCTCCCTATGATATAATGTGTGCTCCTTATCCTAAGAAATGTATTGCTTGGGAAAAGATTAAAGCAGCTGTCGATCAAGGTAAAGCAGATGAAGATCCTCAAAACTTAGATAACTATGTTGGTGACTATGTATTTAATCCAGTACCTGGTACAGATAAAATACAATTAGATCAACCAGCTGAAGTGTTAGAAGGTGGTACTGGGTTTATGATGTTTACTAAAAAGAAATTACAAAGGTATAAAGATGCTTATTGGAATGATAGTGAGCATAGTCCTGGTGGATTTAGATATAGACCTGACCATGTTAGAACTAAAGAGTTTGATGGGAAATCAGAAATAATGATGTACTTCCAAGCATTGATTGATCCTGTATCAAGACGTTATCTTTCAGAAGATTATATGTTCTGTCAGTGGGCTCGTAAGATTGGTTTGAAGATATGGTTATGTCCTTGGATGAAATTACAGCATGTAGGTACTCATGTGTTTGGTGGTAGCTTAGCAGACTTAGCTCAGATACAAGCCTCTGCTACAGCTGACTCTTCTAAGGTAGGAATTAATTCAGGAGGTAAACCTCTAAAAGGACCTTTGGAAGGTTCTAAAGTTACAATGAAAGACACTGGTGCTGTTCATAATAGAAAGACTGGTACATTTGAAGATGATACAGCTAAGAAGTTAGCTGCTAAGAAAGCGAGACAAAATGCAAATAAGTAATCAGACTATACAAATACTAAAAAACTTTGCTATGATTAATCCTTCTATAGCTTTTGAGCCTGGTGAGGTATTACAAACTATAGCTTCATCTAAATCTATAATGGCTAAAGCTAAGATAACAGAAAGCCTTACAACGTCAGGAGCAATCTATGATCTTAGTAGGTTCTTAGGTGTGATAAGTCTATTTGAAAAACCTGAGTTTGATTTTACTGAGACACAAGTTGTAGTACGAGGAGGAAGATCATCAGTCAATTATACATTTGCTGATCCTTCTATGATCATTACACCACCTAAAGATAAACAGATAACAATAGATAAACCAGACGTTGAGATAGATCTCTCTGGTAATAAAATACAAGCTGTATTAAAAGCAGCTGCTGTGTTACAGTTACCAGAAGTATCTATTATGTGTGATGGAGCTCAAGTATATCTACAAGCATTGGATAGTAAGAATCCATCTACAGATGATTATAAAGAAGAGATAATGGATTGGACTAATGAAACAAAGTTTAACTTTATCTTTAAGACAGAAAACTTTAAGATGATGCAGTTTGATTATAATGTGAAATTAACTAGCAGAGGTATCGCTCAGTTCACTTCAACGTCTTCGGACATGGAGTTAACTTACTGGGTTGCTGTCGAAGCTAATTCAACATACGAGTAGTATATGCGTGATGAATATTTATGGGTAGAGAAGTGGAGACCTAAGAAGGTTGATGAGACTATTCTACCTAAGGAATTACATAATACATTCCAGGAGTTTGTGGACAGTAAGAACATACCAAATTTAATACTGGCTGGTGGTCCTGGGGTAGGCAAGACTACCATAGCCAAGGCTATGCTAGAGCAGTTAGACTGCGATTATATCGTTATAAACGGTAGTCTATCCGGTAATATAGATACCCTGCGTAATGAAATAATGCAATTTGCTTCTTCGGTAAGTTTGTCTGGTGGTAGAAAATATGTCATACTAGATGAGGCTGATTATTTAAATCCTAATAGTACACAACCTGCTCTTAGAAACTTTATGGAAGAGTATAGTTCGAACTGTGGATTCATTCTTACTTGTAATTTTAAGAATAGAATTATACAACCATTGCATTCTCGTTGTAGTGTAATAGACTTTAAGATCAATGGAGATGCACCACAGTTAGCATCAAAGTTCTTTAGACGTGTTGAAGTTATCTTAAATAAAGAAGCAATTACATATGATAAAAAAGCAGTAGTAGAACTTATAACAAAGTTCTTTCCAGACTATAGAAGAGTACTAAATGAGTTGCAAAGGTATAGTGTATCTGGATCTATTGATAGTGGAATACTAACTAACTTATCAGATGAAAATTTTAAAGAGCTTGTTAAACATTTAAAGAATAAAAATTTTACTGATATGAGAAGATGGGTTGCTAGTAACTTAGATAATGAACCTGTTGTATTGTTTAGAAATATATATGACAATGCTTCTCATGTAATGAATAAAAGTTCTATACCTCAATTAGTATTAACTATAGCTGACTATCAATATAAAAGTGCCTTTGTAGCTGACCAAGAAATAAATATGGTTGCATGTTTAACACAATTGATGGCTGAATGCGAATGGGTATAAAAAAAGTTGCAGTAGTAGGTAATGGAGTTGCTGGTATAACAACAGCTTACTTTCTTGCTAAGAAAGGTATTGAAGTTGATATCTATGATAGGAATAAAGATGTAGCACATTATCCTGCATGTAGTTATCAGAATGGTGGCCAACTATCTGTAAGCAATTCTGAAGTATGGAACACGTGGGATAATGTCTTTCGTGGTATGGGATGGTTGTTTAAAAAAGATGCTCCCCTTGCATTAAGACCTGACATTATTAGTTGGGATAAAATTAAATGGCTAGCTGGCTTTGTTGGTGCAACAATAACAAATAGCTATGAAAAAAATACTCGTAAGACAATCCAGTATGCTTTAAGATCAAGAGAGTTACTTTTAGAACTTGAGGATGAGATTGGTATAAAGTATGACCAACAAAAATGTGGCATAGCTCACATCTATCGTAATGGTGCATCATACAAACATGCACTACATAACATACAAAGATTTCAAGATACAGGATGGGATGTAAAAGACTATCCAGTAGAAAAATTATCTAACTTAAAAACAAATGGCATAGTAGGAGCTACTATGTGTGAAGATGATTTTATTGGTGACATCAATTTCTTTTGTACTGAACTATACAATCATATGAAAGCAAAGTATGCTGTAACAAAGTATGAGAATAATGTGACACAATATCAAAATAATGAACCTGGTAACGTAGGTTTAGATACTTTAGCTAGTCGGTATGATGAAGTAGTGGTTGCTGCTGGAGCATGGACTAGTCAACTAGTACCACAGTGTAACATATATCCTATTAAAGGTTATACAATTACAGTATGGGATCAAAGCAATAAAGCACCAAAGTATTCTATAATAGATGATGGCAAGAAAATTGTTACCTCTACATTTGATCATGGAAGATTTAGAGTAGCAGGCACAGCTGAACTAGCTGGATTTGAAAATGGAGAACCATGGCCTAGATTAAATCCATTACTAGATTGGATAAAAGATTATACAAACATTGAATATGATGGACTAGCTCCACACTCATGCTTCAGACCTATGACACCAGACATGTTGCCTATAGCAAAGAAAGTAGGTAATGTATGGGTTAATAGTGGAGCAGGTCATCTTGGCTGGACTTTAAGTATGGCATTAGCAGAACAGATAGGTAACAAATTATGAAGAATAAAATAAAAAGAATACATGTCAACATGCACCATATAAGATACAATAAAAAGAATGAAGATAAGAAGCCTGTGATAACTTGTAAGACAGGTGGAAAAAATATCTATGGTGATAGAGTTAAAATTATGGGACCAAGTGAAGTTATATACAGTCCTGATAAACCATTGTCATGCGGAGCTAAAGTATGGGTTGAGACTCATAGTGAAGTTCTAATTACATGAAGCCGTTTGATTATATAAACTCAATCAATTATAGTAAAAAGAATCTTATGAGGAACTCAGACAATGATGAGTTAGCTGAGTCTGGTTACGTACCATTCCTAACTAATAGATCCCTGTCATATTTCACTGATACATTATTTTATGCCAATGAAGTAAACCAATTTCACCATACAGATCACAAACTCCAATACGAGTATCTCCTAAATAGTGTCAGACCAAAAAAAAGGTTTGCGAAATGGGTTAAGACTATGGATAGTGATGATTTGGAAATGGTTAAATTATATTATAACTACTCTACAAAAAAAGCACTTCAGGCTATAGCCATCTTAACCCCTTCAGAACTTGACCACATAACTAGAAAAGTTACTAGGGGAATAAAACATGAGCATAATTGATACAATGGTTGAGGTTGGCCTCAAAGAAGAAGAAGACTTTCTTAAAGTAAGAGAAACCCTTACTCGTATTGGAGTAGCCTCCCGTAAAGAAAAAACACTTTATCAGAGCTGTCATATTCTCCACAAGCAAGGAAAATATTATATTGTACATTTCAAAGAGCTCTTTGCCCTTGATGGTAAACCAACTAACTTCTCTGATGAAGATACAGGTCGAAGAAATACAATAACAAATTTATTAGTAGAGTGGGGCTTGATAACTATTAATGATATCAACTCTACAGCTGAACCAATCACACCTCTCAGTCAAATTAAAATAATATCACACAAGGAGAAAAGTGAATGGAACCTTGTGGCGAAATATAATATAGGAAAGAAAAAATAATGGGATTATTTAACTGGTTTAGATCAAAACCTACTGTACAACCAAAGAAAAAAATTATATCAAAAGTATCTATGATGAACTTAACTAAAGATCAATTAGAACAAATAGGTAGAGAAAATGGTGTTGAATTAGACAAACGTAGGACTAAACAAAAACTAATTGAAGTATTACATAAAAAACTTATAAAGAATTCAAAAAAGTAATAGCTCATATACTAAAAGCTGTTGACTTCTTAGTGCGGAATGCAGATATATATTAGTGAGGTTGCCTTATGGAATCTCACTAATATTAACTCGCTTTAAAAGGAGAACAACAATGGTTTTACATAACCTAAATTTCGACCCATTCCATTCACGCACTGTAGGCTTTGAAAAGATATTCGATCGCTTAAGCCGGATCGCTGAATCAGAAGTCCATACACCTTCCACTTATCCCCCATACAATATCCACCGCAAAGGTGATGATAAGTTTGACATTGAAATTGCTGTCGCAGGTTTTCAAGAAGAGGAACTAGACATTGAGTTTAAAGATAACGAACTTACCATTGAGGGTAAGAAAAAAGAAGACAAAGAATCAGATTACGTCCACAAAGGTATCGCTAATAGGAGCTTCAAGAAAGTCTGGCACCTTGAAGACCACACAGAAGTTGTCGGAGCAGAACTTGAAAACGGATTGCTCTGTATCACTTTGGAAAAAATTATTCCTGAAGAACTAAAAGCCAAGAAGGTAAAAATTAATAAGAGACAAGAACGACGAAGTAGCAAGGAGCTCTTGCAAGAGGGCAAAGCATAATCCATTCAAAGGGCTGTTCGGAGCCCTTTTTTTATGTTGACTAC